CACCGTACAGATAATATTTTACCACAGTCTCTTAGACCGTGGCGGGTTGTGCATAAGTATACACAACGGGTACGTTAATGAAAAACAATAACGAAAAGTCGGTGCCAGCAGCAACATGCGCATATATGCGCGAAGGGTTGGCGTTATAATTAGGATCTATAACTTCTAGAATTCCTAAATTATATCTAGCACCATCTGACGAAGATGATGCTGGTGATGGTAATGTGGTTGCATTGTTCCAGTTAGTCGGAGTTACGTACTCAAACAAAAAGTTATTGTACATGGGGTGCGACACTGTCAAGCAACCATTGGTTAACTGATTAGTTAAGGCTGAGCCACCACACCCAGCTTCACTTACATTCAAGAACGTCGATGCGAACTTGGATTCTGTGGTTGATATTAGTATATTAGTTGAAGCATAACCTGCTATTGTTGAACTTGTTCTATAATATCGTACTTGCTTCATAGGGATAGCAGAATCATAATTAAACACCCAGTTCACAGCTCCCCTGGATGCAATAAAACAATTCCCAATCCACGTAAGGGGAATGTTTGTTGCAAACTGGTAAGGTTTTTGTCCAGTTGCTATAGTAGAAGTAGCTGAAAATAAGCCTCCAGCCTCATATCCAGCAAACCACGGATAACGTGTCATAGTCATTTGCACAACACTATCTAGTGTTGTGTCATTAGCTAATCTATATATCCAGTTTAGGTTATAACGACGAAAGAGTTGTCGCAAGCTAACTATCGCTTCACCATGATTTGCCAAAAAGCGCGAACCTGGCGTGACATACTCTTCACCGGCAATTACAACTTGTTCACCGGCCTGGGCTTCTAACTTAATAGATCCAGCTTGGGGTGCTATATTGGATGTATATGGATCCATCGAAATAGGTGCTGCAAATTCTAAATCTGGTGCACCACGTACACTGACTAGAACCTGAATATTGGAACTCGCAACTGGTGCTGTCAGAGCTGTGACAACCCGCATTACTATAGTTCCATTTGAGAAACCAGGGTTATTCGCAAACGAAGGAGCACTACTGGTCGACCATATACCTGTAGGATCAGTGGTCGAATAAAATAATGTTCGCAACCAACCCAACGCTTGTATGTATGGTATCTTAACTTCCACGTCAGTATCAGCACCCAAGTCAACAACTTGTGTAAAACACGTTGGTTGGGTAGCTGTCAAGGCGATAATATTGTTCGAACCCTGACCGGTGGGGTCATATGTTATGCGAACACGACCCTTATGGTATTTAGATGCTATGAATCTAAATCGAAAGATAATTCCTCCTCGCCAATACCGAAACATCTGAGATATATGAGAAATTGGCGTCCCATACACCGCATTGTATGATGTATTAACAACTCTATCAAACATGGCAGGTAAAACAGCACTCGAAAACAAAATAGTTTCTGATGTGTCCGAAGAATGCCAGGTTGTTTGGGTTAAATAAGACTCACGCTGCACGAAATGCGGTATGGATAATTCATCTGTTGATGGTAATCCGACCACACCTGGATCAATGGTTAATTCATTCTTTGGATCAATCGTAAGTTTCTCCACAGGATAACTAATCTCCGTCGATGCCAATGGTGGCACAGCAGTAGGTTTCAGAGGAGCAACATTGTCCAAGACTGGAGGATTACAATAACCCAAGCGATTGGCAATGGAACTAATCGCCTTTGCTCCCTGTTCCGTCGCAGTAGCATATGGACCAATAACAGGTATCTTACCCAAACTCCCCGCAACTGCCGCTAAAGCTGATGCTGTTGAACTAATACACTGTTGACCGTATTCATCGCCAGCTTGGGCTGCTAAACCTGCTGAAGGACCAGCAAGATGCACATTTTCTGCCCATGCATAAACAGTTACAGTACAACCAGTCCCAGAGGCCCCATTAGCACTTTGCAAGGTGGTGTAATTGATAAAGTCTAAGACTCCCATGTTCGTCAAGTCAGTATTACTTTGAGCATTTAACCAATTTCTATTATAGAAAAATGGAAGAGTCATTTCCGTACCCTCACAATTTTGAGGGTATAACCATGCGTGTGGACGTTGACTATTACCAATGAAACCCTTCGTCGAACCTCCAATATTTGAAGTATCCGGTCTGTCAGTTTGCAATGGCAAATAACTCGCCATAAGTGCTCCATAATAAAATGGGGAGGCATTAATCATAATCTTCACCTTAAGATTACATCTTATGAATGAAAAATTATTCAATTTGTATTGAATATTGGCATTAGTGAAGAACGCAGACCATGGGAAAACATAATTCAATGTTCCAACAGAATCTGACTCATTCCAAGTATACGTTAAAATTTTAACCGGTCTACCAAGAAATGTGGCCAAATCAGCTACACGTGTTTCACCACACAGTGCTCTGTCATCAGCTAGCGTTGCAATACCACTTGATCCACCTGAGGTTTCATCAAGAAAGGTTATAGTAGTTTCATGGGTAACTTCAGTTGTACCGACACTACCGTTCACTTCCTCATCACCGGCTTGTGCGTACAAGCGTGGTCCCGGAGCTCCGTCCACCCTAGGCGGAATGAGCACCTCGTCATCACCAACATTTTCAAGTTCCAATCGAAATCGATCTCTTCTACATTCACCGTCAACTTTTTGACATGTGCATGGAGAACCAGATTTTGTATGGTGCAACTTCTGTTCATAAGTAGGGATTGTGTCAGTTTGGAATGGCTCCCTGCGCCTTCCAAACTTTGGACTGTAATTATTTTTGTTACAGATATTACCGAATCGTTTAATTGCAAAAGGATGATTCATTCTCTTTTGCAATGCCTCAATTTTTCGTGTCCAGCCAACACTTCCTTCAATAAGGACTTCGGGGACCGCCCCGGCGGGAGTTTCTATGAAAGATCCATTCTCACATTCAAGACATTGGGCATTGAGTTGAATTGTGCAGTCACTATCCTTCACAGCAGCTTTTTGGTTTTTAGACTTAGCTGTAAGCCTCTTTGTTGTCAACCCTTTCGAGTTGAGCCAGAACTGACTCTTCAGTTCTTCCCAAGTTGGGAATGTAGATTCCACAACATAGACTTGCAAATTGCAAGCTTCCACCGCACTCTTCAGTAGCGCCTTCTTCTCCTCAAACTTCTCTTTTCCATACCAGAAATACTCACGCATTGCCGATCCAATAATAGCTATTGCCTGAGCTCCACGTGTTATAGATCTCGACGCAACTGTTATAGTAAGCATCTTTTCTATAGAAGATAATTCGAGTGGTGCAACATATGCTCCTACTTCTTCATCAAAGCGCCATGTGCGCTTGAGGAAGGACGTTTCATCCACATCAATATATGGCTTGGATTCAGCATCCTTGTCAGCCATGGTATAACCAATACCCAATCTTGCCATAGCGGCCTGAATTGAAGTATGATTGAACCAAGGGGCGTCTTGGTGCACGCTCATGATATTATCATCCCCGTAGGTCAATAATGCAACGTGCTCCGAAAATTTTTCCACACTATGATCGGGATTAGTAATGCGATACGCCATACGCATTAGGAGGCTATTAACAATACAATTGATAATGACTGTCAATGGTTGTCCAGAAGGATTACTGCCAAAAAATTCAATGAGATCACCATTGAAATTCGTCCAAGCAAAAGCCACATCTTGAGCAATACAATGTATGCTCTTAATCTGAACTTCAGAACCATTATTTTCATCAACCATAATTATCAATACATCAAAGGCCGCTAAAATAAGTTCAGCAATCATAGACTTGTCATAGTTCTGATAATCACCAGCAACCATACGACCTCGGCCATACATGGTCACATATTCAAATAATTGCTCCCACTCCAAATTTTGACAAGCTACTCCAACCGCCATTTCACTGACGGTTTTGTTCTCCTGCAGAATTTTAACACATGGCAACAGCATCATTCGAACAACGACACTCCATGCGGCAGGAGCTCCAGAAAAGACACGAGTCTTACCATCAATGATTTTCTGCAACTTTATAGCCTCATCCTTGAGGTGCGCATGAAAAACAGGAGCCACTCTATTGAGATTGTTATACTCAATAAGTATACGCTCAATCTCTTCCATAACCTCCGGAACAAACAAAACAGGGTCAGGTGCCTCATAAACTGGCTTAGCAGGTACAAGGAAAAATTTCTTCGATTTATTATAAGGTTCACCCATACTGGTGGACCGATTAATTGAATCGATAAATTTACATCCCGCTTGTCCATTGATAGCAGTAAATACATCAAGAGATGACACCTGGAGATTGCCCCAGTTATCAATGCCTCGCAAACGAGAAACATAAGAATCCTTGCACTCGTCGAGAAGCAATGAATTCATGATCTTAGGTTTATCAACCATAGCCTTAACACCATGGTGCCAAGGTAACCACCCTGCCATTTGAGGTCTCCCAAATTCCACTTTAGTTTCCAGATATGGTAATAAAAACTCTCTCAACAAGGTATACTCAACATGCGACTTAGGCGCTACTCGAAATCCCGTAAAAGAACCATATACGTGGGCACTGCCCTCAACGTAACGTAGTGTACTTTTATGGTGCAATTCGTTTTGTAAAGGATGCTCATACCCTTGCACACTCAACTTTGGTATACCAGGATTGACTACATACTTAGGCAAAAGTTGTTGCGCCAATTCCTTGGTTAATGCAACACTATTAACTTCAGTACCTCCACCAACGTAGTGAAAACCAAGAATTACTGGCCCTAGGCCGCTCATTCCAATTAATAGTGAACCACAGTCGCCACTACGTGTTTCAGATGTGACAAAACCACGCCAAGCATCAGTTTGTGTATTGATCTGGTGTTTATCGCTCGGATCAGAAACAAAAACAAAGCTTGGTCGGAAAGTAATATTCTTCACTTCTTTTTTAATCAACACACCATGGACATCCTTCGTCAACAAATATCCATCGGTATTCGCTTTGAAGCTCTTGTTAGGTAGAAAGTCAATTAAATTCTTTCTAACAGGTAGACATTTCGCCTCAAAGACTACCAAGTCTTGTTGAGGATATCGAGTGAACTGGCCTTGTTGAAAAACACGTATTACATTAGCGCTCACACTGCTAGTTGGAGCAAATTTAAAACTCATAGCCAATTCGTCCATATTGTCCGGGACACAATGGTTATTGGCTATATAAGTTGTTCCACCTAAACAAAAAACACGGAAAACACGAACTTCATTGGAATTACACCAAATAGTAACGAATGCAGTATTAAAATTAATTAAATTCATAAAAATATCAATACTTTTACCATTCATACCACGTGAACTATCGTTGATATCCATCGTAGTAAGAACGTAAGAGTCTTTAATCCACACACTTGTTTCTTGTCTCTCGGCCAACTTTATAGGAGCCCCCCCAAATTTCCGAGTGATAGCTAAAGCTAATTCATCAGAAGGGGTGTCTGGTTGTACTAGAACATCCTGAAATTCCAAAACTTGCGGCGTCACAAGATCGATAGGTTTCTCCTCGTCGTGTTCGACGTGAGTTACAACTCCCTCAACAACCGTTTGAGTACGTTTTATCTCCTCAACCACAGTTTTGAGTTCTTCAATCTTTTCTGGTTCAGGCTTCGAGTAACTCTTGTACAAACGCATTAAGGCAAAAATAAGAGATACTGCTAAAACGGCAAAACCTGCACATTTTAAGGCCTTCTTCTTTTGCTTTTGTTTGTCTTGAGATACTCTCATAATATAATGGTACTTACAAAAATAATTCGGTATATGGGTCATCCATGTTGGTAACCACTTTTGACTAAATATCAAGGCTCCTCGCCACCACCACCAACGATAAAAACCAAATGCTAGAGTGTGGTAGTAAAGGGACAAACCTTTTTTCGCATAGCAATGCCAACAAAAGGATGGAAATAAACCACCCCCTCGGGTGCAGTACGAAAACTTAAAAACATCAAAAATAATTCCATGTATTTCATGATCACGTTCAACACTACCGAGACTGTTGGTGGTACCTGAAGAAGCACTCGAGTCAGATTGGGAACTAGACCAATACTCAGCTTCAGACGGATCTCTAACATCGTTAGTCCAATATTCTGTACTATTAGATGAACTTCGAGATTCACTCTCCAGATCATTCACATCGAAATGGTCTGCATCATATTGATCCACCCATGCTTCATTATTCCATTGACCCCACCCTTCCTCTTCGGCATAAGTGATATTCTCATTATACATACATACATCACCACCGACAATAAAGTCACGGTAACGCGGATTTAATTCACAATATTCACATTGAGCTTCACATTGACATGCTGTCATTGGTAAATGGCAGATAGTACACAGAGTACATGCACACCCTGAAGATGGTAAATGGCAAAGTTCACAAATAGTAACTTTTCCCAACAAATCT